TGGACCATCAATAATTGTAATTACATCATTCATTCTTTCCACATAATCCTCATATTGTAAAAATAGATCATGTTCATCGTGGTTCATTTTCTCTGTCCAGCCTAATAGTTTAGGAACAGTGATAATTATACCATGATCAAGAAATATTTTCCTAGACACCCATTTAGCCATTTTATACACTCTGCTACGCTCCATAGATCTATACCATATTTTTAGTTTTATTCCTGAAGCTTGGCCTTCTTTAGAAATAAACCAATCAAATGGATTTAAAACAAATGCATCATCAATAAAAGATGTTTTTCCTGAGCCCGTAAGCCCTCCCACTAATGTATATATGGATTTTCTAATACCAATATATTTATTAAGCCTGTTAAAACCCATAGGAATTCCACTGTTTTTATTTGACAGTCCTAGCTCCACTTGTTTGTTTAATTCCTGAAAATTCATATTAAATATTTATATGTCTGTACTACCTACTATCTCTGGTTCTTCTTTAGGAGAAAATCCTTGTCTAATAAGATCTATATATCCTTCAAAGCTTCTTTGATTTAAATATGTAAGACTGTTTTGGAGAAAGCTAAGTTTATTTGTTTTTGTTTTAAAGGAATTTTCCTTCTTCTGGAATACATCTAATTCTAAAGCTTTTACAAGCTCTTCAATTGTATATTCTCCTTCTGCAAGGATTTTTTGTAATTTAAGTTTACATTCATCTTTTTTCACTTTAAATGATCTGCTACCTAAAAAGTTTGTTCCTTTAATAACAAAAGTGTCTGTAGAGGGATAGGTTTTCCACCAAAGATCAAAATCAGAAGAATTAGGTTTTTGTTTAATCAATTTAACAACTTCATTTGCTGGTGTTTCTAAAAACTTGAGAAGACTTTTCCCGTCTGTGGTTAGACAATCCTGTTCTGATATTAATCCTTTTCTTATTATAGATTGATAAACTATTTTTAATTTAGGAGCTTCTTCACAAAAAGATTTGACATCCACTCCCTCTTCTACAAGCTTTAAAGTGTATATAATATCTAAATTGTATCCTTTATTAGTTATTTCTTTAAAATGGTAGGGGGTTATGTTCATTTTCTTCTACTTTTTCTGTTATTACAATTATTTTAGCAGGTTTTCTGCTGTGCATTTCTTTTTGAATTTCTTTGTCCAGGATCATATTCTCCTCTAACAAATATATATAATCTTTTAAAAATTCTCTTTCAAAATCCACTTTTAATTCCACCATATTTTAAAAATTTAGCCCAACAATTCATCAATTGAAATACCATGTTCATCTAAAATTTCATGGAATTTTTCTTTTATTTTATCAGCCATATCATCTCCTGATATTTTAGAATTGTCTTCATATTTCACTATTTGTCTTAAATATTGACTAATATCCCAGAAACATAACATCATATCAAGAGATTTTATAGCTCTCTTATGCTGTATTTCATCTTCAGGATCATTTAGATCAAATTTTAATAAAGCTATAGCCATAGTTTATAATTTTTCAAATGTCATAATTATGATTTTATAAAAAGTTCTTTAATTTTTTGAATAATAGCCATAATAAAAAGTCCTATATAAGCTATAATTACTAATAAAAAAAACTTTATCATTACATGTCGTTCATGTACTTTAGGATTAATTTTTTTAGTATTCCTCTTACTATTTCCCATACTATTATTGTTATTATTATTGTTATTATTATTGTTTTCATAATTTATTTTAATTTAATTTTCCAAATAGCAACGGTTTTGCAAAACATATATTCTTCTGTGATTTTTAAATATATTGGTAACTTTTCTATTTCAACGCATTCGGTATTATGTGGTTTATTTTTATATCCTGACCATACCTCAATAAAGTGTGTGTGTTTTTTATCTTCCATAATCATTTAATTTTTAAACCAAATTGGCTGTGAAACCATTCTAATGTTTTTTCTGCTTTAGATTTGTTACATCTAAACACTTTTTTTAAAAGAGGAATGGCATATCTTTTAAACTGATTGTATTGTTCTTCGTTTATACACCATTCCTCTCTCCATTTTGGGTTGATGAGAGCTTCATAAATGCTTCTGTCTATCATAGATAGTTGATAATCAAGCAAATGTTCACTTATATTTTCACGATTTATTTTAGCCATAATGTATTATTTTGCATCTCCCCAAGATATTCCAATTTGAGCATCAGCTTTAATTTGTAAATTAGATAAGTAATAATTACCTCCTTCCACCATGCATTTTTCTAATTGTATTTTTACAATTTCTGCAATGTCTGTTGGACATTCTAAAACACATTCATCATGCACTGTATTAACTATCTTCACTACATTTAAATAATTATTTTCTTTTATCCAATTAAATAACATCACTGTAGCTCTTTTTAGCTGATGAGCTCCTCTAGACTGAACAGGATTGTTTAAACACAAACGCTGGTATTCAGATTTTAGTTTAAAAAAGTCTGAAACATCTTTTTTCTTTGATTTATAAAATTTAAAAGCATTAAGATCTTTTATAATGTGTGTTTTGTCTTCTTTTTGTTTTTTATAATCAATTTTGCCTTGTTTATACAATTGCCACTCCTCTTTTTTAATAGACTCCACTTTGTCTTTTAATTCCAAAAAATTTTCATATTTAGGAAGCTTTAATTTCCATCCATCCGCTGATTCAATATATCCAGTGGCTATAGATTGTTGAAAAACTTGTTCACCCCATGTATACAGTCCTTCATGTAATTTTTTAAATCCATCTTCAATTTCTTGAGCTCTTTTTAATGGAATACTTTCATTCATGTGAATTGTATAAGCATTTCCTCCATAGGACATTGCAAATCTTGGGCTCTTAGAAGCTTGTCTTTTATCTTTGTGTTGTTTAATAATTTCTTCATCTGTAAGATCAGCTATTTCTGGAAATAACACTCTTGCTAACAAACAATGAAGATCAGCTCCTTCTACAACAGATTTAGTCATAGCTTCATCTTGAGAAAGATCAGCAGCTATTACAGTTTCCTGACCACTCCAGTCACATACCACCATAACATTTCCCTCATTAGCTTTAAAAGATTTTCTTGTAGCTTTATCAGAAGGAAAGTTTAAAAAGTTAATATGCCCTTTTCTGGTTGAAAGTCTAGCTGTATCCACCATAGGATTAAAATTAGTATAAATACGTTCATTTTCTATTTGTTTAAAAATAGTGTCGCCAAATGTTGTCACTCTATGGTTTGCTTCTTGATATTTAAGCCACATATCAACAAACTCATGTTTACTCTTTGATATTATACTTTCATTAATAGAATCTTTACCTTCTTTATCTTTAGTATTTATTCCTAATTTTTTAAACACTTTTACCATTTGTAAAGGAGATGTAAGAAGAACACTTATTTTTTTATCTTGACTAAATAGATCTAATTGAGATTGTCTATATTCAGGAATATTATCATAAATATATTCTTCAATTAATGTTTTCCATTTAAAAGCATTTGTTTGATCTTCTAACATTTTGTTTTTCCATGATTCAGAACTAATTGGTAGCCCGCATTGTTCCATATAAGCTAGTGCTTTAATATATTCACAATGTAAGTTGTATGTTTCTGTATATCCTCCTGATATTATTTTTTTTTCTAATGCATCATGTAATTCTATAAGTCTGTCTACATCATTAAAAGAGTAAAGAATTGTACTGGGTTGGCTAAGTTTTACAATATGTATGTTTTTTTGATCTGTTTTATCATATGTAATGTTTAATTCTCTTTCCATAACAGATTTAAAATCTGCTTTTAAGTTAAAAATATCTCCATTATATAAGATTTTTGTGGCTAACATAGTGTCTTTAACCTTTTCGGGGTAAAAATTATGTTTGTAACAAAAACCAAGATCAAATAATGCATTATGAAAAATTAATGTTTTGTCTTTTATATATGGAACAACATCTTTAAATTCATAATTATCATCATACATATGTATAAGATAATTATTTGTTCCTGTTCCAATTTGAACACAAAACACATCAGAATTCCTTGGAAACAATCCAGATGTTTCTGTATCTATAGACACTACATCAGGAAATATCATTTCAGAAATATCACAATATTGGTAATCTCCAATTTTTTCAAAATATTGTCTGTTTTTTGTTACAATATAATTCATTTTCTATTGATTTTTTCATAATCCTTTCTTTTCTTTTTATTAACAAGGATGACTTCTACATCAAAGAAATTCTCTCTTTCAATAAGCTCTACAGCTCTATTAATCTCATCTTCTGTATGAAAGATTGTTTCAGAGATTAATGTAGGATCTCCTTTAACCACTATAGGGCATTTGTTCATTGATACCACTCCTACATGATATTCATTTTTTTTTGAAAATGTTCTTCCTATAGATTCTTGATTTAGTCTTGCTTTAATTCTAAATAATTTCATAATTTTTCTATAAATTGAGTGCCTTTGTTAATTAATTCAATCAAAACAGATATTTCTTTTGATTTTAATACACCTTTAGTGTCTTGATTGTCCCAGTATTCTTTGTAAACATTTCTAGGTATTGCATACCAAAGTTTTGTATATTCATTAAAATGAAATACATAATCATGTATTGAGTTATTCATAATCGTCTTTTTTATATTGAGCACTTTTATAACAAACAAACAATAATACAAAATAAATACAAATTAATATAACACTTTTCATATACCAAATGCTTTTAATGTGTGTTTAAATGGGTTGCCTTCTATATTTTCTACAGCTTCCACCATCATATCTGCTATTTCATGAATTTCTTTCTGAGCTGCATCGTCTGCTCTAAGTGTGACAAAGTTTTGAAAACAACTCATATTCATCATTACAGATAATGTAAGTTGACTATTCATGGTTTTAAAAAACCTTGCTGATTCTTTTGCTCT